GTTATATATAAAAACCCCAGAAGATGACTCTGAAAGAACGCATCTCCGATATCTTCGAAAAGTACAGCGTCGAACTCGCTGTCGAAGAGAAGGAGGAAACAAATGAGGTCGCTTTGATGGCTACGGCTGTCCTTGAAAGCGGTCAAGAAATTATGACTGACGCGGACGCATTCGCTGTCGGTGTTTCTGCTTTTGTCGTGAATGACGAAGGCGAACGAATCCCTCTCCCAGATGGAGACTACAAACTCCAAGACGGCTCGATGCTCGTAGTAGCAGAAGGCGCAGTCGCTGAGATGAAAGAGGCAGAAGCCGAAGTCGAAGCCGAAGAGGAGAAGGAGGAAGAAATGAAAGCGGAAGAAGTCGAAGCATCTTCTGACGTGTTGACTCGTGAAGCTGTTGAGGGCATGATTGCCGAAGCTATCGAAGCAACGAAGAAAGAATTCTCTTCACAAATTGAAGAGCGAGACGCGAAGATCACGGAGTTGAGCAAGCAAGCCACCCCAAGCATCCCACGCGCACCAAAGATGGAAGCTCCCGTTTCCGTCGATTTGAAAAGTTTATCAATCACGGAGCGCGTTGCCGCGATCCACAATCAATTCTCTAAATAATGGCTAACGCTACAGTAAATGTCGGCACGTATGCTGGCGAAGCGGCACGACCTTACGTTGCTGCTGCGGTTTTGTCTGCGGACACGATCGCGAATAATTACGTTTCAACAATTGAAAACGTACACAGTAAAGCGGTTCTCCGTAAATTCTCAGGTGTAAGCCTTGCGGCAGCCTCTTGCACGTTCACTCCGGGCGCGGCTAACGCATTGACTTTGGGTGAAGCTGTCTTGGAAGCAACCGCGCTCCAAGTGAATGAACAAGTCTGCAACAAAGACCTTCGCGCGACTTGGGAAGGAATGCAAATGCGAGGACAGTCTTCATCTGCTCCCGCTGACTTCACGACATATGTTGCGCAATACGTCGCGGCAAAGGTTGCCGAAGGAGTCGAGCACAATATCTGGGCGGGTAATTGGAAGAAAGACCTCGGAGAAGCTGCACCATATGCAAGCTTCACAGGCATCATTCAAAACATCGTAACGGGAGCACCCGACCGGGAGACTACTTCGACCCTTCCTTTGGCAGTTGCAGACGCGTCCGGTACTTCTGTTGGTATCTTGACCGCACTCGACAAGATTACAGCTGGAGCAGAAGGCGCACCCTCTACAATCATTGGAGATCCCAACACTAAGATTTTCATGAGCCGGGCTTCTGCTAATTTGTACTATCGTGCATTGGCTGGAACCAATCAAATTCAATTCTTGAACGATGGTCTTGTTTCTCGTTACGCTGGTTATGACATCATTACTCCGGGCGGCTTCCCTGACGATTGCTTGCTCATCTCCAAGATTGACAACTTGTACTTCGGAACTGACCTTTTGACTGACCACATCCAAGCTTCTGTTTTGGATTTAACAGGTGTAACGGGTGACGATGTTACTCGAGTCATCATGAAGTTCTCAGGCGGTACGCAAGTGGTTGACCTCAACGGGTTGGCTGTATGGCGTCAGGAGATTGCAGCATAATTCATTCGGGGAGGGGCTTTAAATCCCTCCCCTTAATTCCCTAAAATATGGCTTGTTCAATTACAATCAACGGCAGGGCGTTTCCCTGCAAAGATAAAATCGGGGGAATCAAGCGCGTTTGGATTAAGCAATTCGCGTCGGATGACTGGGTTCAAACAGATGGCGAGGTTGCCGCGAACGGCGCAGGAATTGAGCTTTACGGCTTTGAGATTACGAAGAATAACGGATCCCTTCAACAGACGGTGAATGCCTCGGTTGAGAATGGCACGGTTTTTTATTCTCAAGTTCTCGAGATGTCTTTGCCCAACTTAACGGAAGGGGACAATCAAGAGATTAAAGAATTGCTCAGTTCTCGTCTAACGGTTTTGGTTCAAGATGTGAACGACAATTATCTCGCTATGGGGGTCACAACAGGAGTTGAGGCAACAGGCGGAACAATTGGAACGGGTACGGCAAAGGGTGACTTCAACGGCTATCAAATCCAATTGACAGCGGAAGAGTCTACACCTGCACCATTCGCAGACCCAACGGATACCAACTTGACCTTGACAGCTGGTTCTTGATTTCATTTTCTTTGGTTAGAATATAAAGGAAGGGGGAGGGCAATAGCCTTCCCTTTTTTGATTCAACATGATACACCTCAACCCAAATAGCGCAGACGAGCAGTTCATTTATTTGACGCTCGCAGAGATGAAGAAGGACTTCCCCGCGTTCACCAATTATCTCATAATTTTGGAGAACATGGCGAGTACCATTAAACAAGCTTTCGTTGGAGATGTCGAAGTCGATAACGCTCGATATACCAAGATAAGCGTCTACACGAACCAACCTCTCGGGGCTTCAAGCCGTGTCTTCTTAACTGAGACGGGCTTGTATACGTACAAAGCATACGGACAGAACAGCGCAACGAACCTCAATGCGAACGATGCTTCGGTTGTTGGATTGCTAGAACAAGGAACTCTCAACGTGACGGGCGCGATTGGGTACGATATACCCGACATCACCATCCCCGATAATTACATATATTACCAGTAATGGAATTAATACAACTCAACCAATACGAAGAGCGATCCTATCGGGAGACAGCCAACAAGATGGGCTTCGTCAATTACGGAGACGACAACCTCTTCCCGCAATACCTCGTCGACCTCTATCATTCGTCCGCTACTCACAACGCATTGTCGACAACTATCGCGATGATGATATTCGGGGAAGGGTTTGACGCTACGACCCTCGATGGAAGGCTCGCTTTTGACCAATGGAATTTAAACGACGAACTCCGCAAGGCTTGTCTTGACTTTAAGATTCAAGGCGGCTTCGCTCTCGAGGTGAATTGGAGCATCGACCGAACCACTATCGCAAACGTTTCTCACCTACCTTTTGAGAATATCCGCTCGGGCTTCGTGAATGAAGACGAGAAAGTCGAGTACTATTACTACTCGAAGGATTGGAACGATAAACGCGAAGAGCCGTCGGAGATATGCACGTTTAACCCTGAGCGGAATATCGAACACCCAACACAAATACTTTACGTGAAGCCGTTCTCTCCGGGGTCGTTCTACTATCCAAAACCGGACTATGTCGGCTCGATAAATTACATCGAACTCGATAAAGAAATCGGGGTGTATCATATCAACAATATGAAGAACGGGATGGCACCCAGCTATCGTGTTCATTTTTTGAATGGTATTCCGCCATTAGAAGAACGAACTCGAATCCGAATGGATATCGAAAGACAAATGAGCGGTTCAAGCAACGCGGGCAAGTTCATCGTCACGTATTCGGACGATCCCGACAGAAAACCAATTTTTGAACCTTTTGAATTGTCGGACGCTCACAATCAATATCAGTTCCTTTCTGAGGAAGTGACTTCGAAGATTATGGTCGGACACCGTGTGACCTCTCCGCAGATGTTCGGGGTTGCGGTACCGGGTAAACTCGGAGGCGGTGGAGAGCTTGCAGAGGCTTCGGAACTGTTCGAGAAGAATGTCATCGCACCAGCTCGACAAGTGGTCACAGAAGCCGTGAAAACGCTTCTCAATGCCGCTGGTCTCGACGCTCAATTTGTGCAGCTATCAGAAGAGCCGCAAGAAGTCAACCTTGATGGATGCGTCGATTACTTGACCGACAAAGGAGAAGAGATATCGGATGAATGGGAATTAATAGATGAGTCTCCGGTCGATTACGATCTGGAACAGACCAGAGACGCGCTTTTCGCTTTTGCGAAAGTACCAAGTAGCAAACCGCAAGCAGGGTCGGAACAAGATACCGAAATAATAAAAGTTCGTTATTCGTATGCTCCGGGGACTACGTCAGCAGATTCGCGGGAGTTTTGTAAGAAGATGGTATCTGCAAACCGCGTCTTTAGAAAAGAGGATATACTTGCCGCAGGAGATAAAGCCGTCAACCCTGGATGGGGACCAAATGGCGCGGATACTTATTCAATTTGGTTATATAAGGGCGGCGGATCGTGTCACCATTTTTGGAAACGTCAGACTTACCTCCGTAAGAACAACAAAAAAATCTCGGTCAATCAAGCGAAGAAATTGATTCGAGAAACCGGGGTCGATGCAAAGCGACTCGAAGACAACAATAAGAAAGTAGCACAACGCCCGGTAGATATGCCGAACAACGGTTTTTTAACCCCCCGATAAATGTCATTGCAAGCAGAAGTCCTCTTTGTGAATCCGGATTATATCAAGCGGATCACCAACATCAACGGAAGTATCGAAGACGCTTATCTCGTTCCTTCGATTATCCTGTCCCAAGACAAATACATCCAACTCTATTTGGGAACGGATTTGCTCGACAAGCTGAAATCGGATATCTCGAGTTCAAGTTTGACGGGCGATTACGCTACCCTAATGAATGACTACGTTCGTAAGGCTACTCTTTGGTGGACGATGGTTGAACTCATCCCATCTCTTTACGTGAAGATGGACAACGGCTCGCTCGTTTTGAGGGTATCTGAAGGCACTCAAAGTATATCTCCGGACGACTTACATAGGGAAGTGGAAAGAGCGCGTCAGAACGCCCAATTTTACACTTATCGGATGTATCAATATCTGTGCAACAACTCCTCCCTCTTTCCGGAGTACAGTTCGAACACGGGTGCGGATATGCTCCCACAACCAGCGGACTACTTCCAGAGCGGAATGAGCATCAGCAGCGGAGGCGTTCCCAATATCGTTGACTTGAAACAATTCTTCGGATGAGAAAGAGCCGAAAAGAAAATATCACCTTATTGAAAAAGTTCCTCGATGACCTCGACCGAAATAATACTAATG